TTAAAAACAATATAAAAGAGAAGTCACCAAGTGACTTCTCTTTTTCTTTTACGATTTTTCACTGTCATTTTTCTTTTGCCGTTGTCTAATTAGCTGGTTCACATACACGCTGGCACCGGCGCAAAGAATCCCTTGGGTCAACCCTGAAAAAACCGCTAGCAAGATACTTTGCCAATTGTCAACGCTGCTTGTTGCTACTATGTAAAGTATTACAAGCGCAACAGAAACAACACCTAAAATCAAAGGAATTAAATGATCCTGCAGTTTTGATTTTTTTAATGACATACCCAAAACGTAAAGTACCGGAACCAGAATTAAAAACTCCGGTTTAATGAATTCTTTCATGTAATCGTACATAGAATCCTCCTTCTATATTGACTGCACATACCAGATTAAAAATCCGAACAAAGTAGCAAGCAATGAACCCGTCACACCCCACAATGCTTTTGTAAGACCACTAATAGATTGTGTTACATGAATCACATCCTCACTCATGCGCGCCAGAGATTCACCGTGTGCCTGTAATCTGTCCTCCTGCTCACCCAAAAGCTTATCTCTCTTATCAATCCGCTTATGAAGTTTCTCAAATTCTTCCTTGCATTCTCTTCGAATGGGACGATATGCTTCATTCATGAGGTCCACACTCCCACATTGTGAATTCTTCTGTTTTCATAAGTACCGGAAAGCTCTTTTATGTCATGCAGAATAAATGAACCGCCACCGTCTAACTTAATGGCATCGTAGATACCCAAAGCAACCAATGCCCAACACATTTCTTCAAAACCGCATTTCATAGCAACATAACAAAGCTTTTGGTTACGTATACCCAAAAATCCATGCCATGTATCATATAGTTCATTACCAAAATAACCTTCTGCTAAAATCGCTTCATAAGGTACGAATTTTCCGTTAAAAATAATGGGAATGCCGGAAATCGCAGATCTTAATCCCGGAATATTCTCTAACCTGTCAGTCTTTGATATATAGCAAAAAAAACGGTCCTTTTCATAGTCTTTAACCGTGTAGATCGTCGTGAGGGCCTTTTGTGACAGATTAATCCATGCCGGATTGTCCTTTGCCTGCGCCACAATAACACCTTCTGATGCCAGATTTCCTACCGGTATTGTGCTGCCGTCTGCCTGCACTGCAAAATAACCGCCGTTAAAATATCTGTTTTTAGCTACGCTTCGTTTTTTTGCATCACATACCAAAATATCAAAGTTTTCCGGCTCTATTTCCTGTACATAAACCTCAGAAGGTAACCTCATAACTGTTTGGTTCGTATTGTTTTCTATGGATTTCTGATCCATTTTTTCAAGTAATCCTTCAAAAATGGCAAGGGCAAAATTCTCCGGCTGATCTCGCAAAAGTCTTGCATCTGCTTCATTGTCGATAAAAGCCGTTTCAATCAAAACTGCCGGCATGGAAGTCAATCGCCAAACGCCCAGTTCGGCTCTGACTTTTACACCCCTGTTCATAGTGCCCAATCTATCTACAATGGTTCTTTGAATCCCGGTAGCATATTCTTCTGATGTTCCGCCACGGCCATATATCAGGCACTCTGTTCCGCGTCCGCCCCCGGCATTGCAATGAATGGAAAGAAATACATCTGCTCCCCATTCATTTGCCTGCGCTGCACGACCGCCTATGCTGGAAGAAACCGTATTCCCTACAGAATCTGTCATACTGTTCCGGCTCATTTTAACATTATGACCAGCCTCTAAAAGCAACAAACGCAAATAGTCGGCGATGGTAAAACTAACCTCCTGCTCTTTTAAGCCGTTGCCCTGAGCACCGGTATCATGACCCGTATAATTGTGTCCGGCGTCAATAAACACCTTCATGACCAATCAACCTCCCTTATTGGCTCCCTTCTGCTTGGTGCGGAGCCTCTTCTATATTCAGGTGTTGCTCCCCAATGACTGCGTTAATTTCAGCCAGGTCATCTTCTGTCAAAACGCCCTTCTCATGCCAGCCAACCGCATGTAAGATAACCTGATAATCCGCCATTTTACCTATTGCATCCAGTAAGCCCTTTTTAATAAAATCTCTCAAATTAAACATTATACGTTCCCTCCTAATGAAATAATCGCATCTGTCAGGCGCTCAATCGCCTTGTTTGTATCAACATTATATGTACAGTTTATAACAGCATCGTTTGTATTTGCAGAAAGCAACATAGAAGGCGAGGAAGACATAACGCCCTCCACAACGCCGTCAGCACGCGGTGTATAAGCTTCCTCCACTCCGCCATCCGTCTGTTTCGTTACAGTAACTTCGGTTATATCTTCTATGTACTTTGTATATTCGACCGGAGCTTCCGGCCCTTCCTCAATTTGAATATAAATGCTTGCAACATTACCGACTTGACTAATATCTTCCATATATACACCCACATCCAGCGAGATATCTTCCTCTATCGGAAAGGTAGGATAATACGGCATAAAATCGTTTTTCTTAAAATAAGGATAACTGAATGTATTTTCCTGTTCTAAAATTGCTCTATGATATGTTTTTCCCTTTTCAAAAAACACGCTACCGATTTTAGCGTATACAACACCTGTTGTTGCTGTGCTTGTGAGAATTATTTTACCATGTATCTTTATAATATGAATAATCTATCATACGCTCTTTCCTCCCTCCCGCCCCACATTCAACATTAACCGTTTGTTACAAGCTTAGCAATAGGAATTGCCTTAGGATCAAAGGAGATTGACCAGTTTGCTGTTGCACCTAATTGTGCATCGGTCGGGCTATTGGTCCAATCGCTACCAGGTACATTAAACGAGAAACCGTTCGGATGAATTGTCTCGCGAATTCTGGTATATAATGTATCCTGACCACCGTTAACACTGGGATCGCGATGTACCTCAGCCGGTACATCCACTCTGGCTTTAGCAGTTCTGATAGCACCTTCACCCAAAAGGTATGTGGTGTAAGCAGGTGTACCGCTTTCGCTGGTGCGGTCAACAGGTACGCCATCATCAATCACAACGGTAAGGCCGCTTACAGAGGCAATAGACGCAGGTCTTTGAATACCATTTGCATCTGTGTACTTCCAGAACTCTAAAAGCTGCAGATTTTCCAGGGTCTTAGCAACATCAGAATGCATAATAGCCAGAGAAAACAGATTCTTGTTGTCGCCCAATGCTTTTGTAGCCAAATCGTTTAAATCTGTTGCACCGATGGTATAGGCAGCAGATGCTTCCTTGGTTAAATCAACTACGTGATTTTCCTGCCACTTCTTAGCATTGCCGCTACCGGTAATACCAAAAATTGCTTCTAAAATGGCAAGCAGGTTTTTCTGGCGCTGTTTTGCCCAATATTTGCCGATTGTAGTGGCAATATGGCCAAGCGGATCACCACCGGAAAGTTCTGCCGCAAAATTGCGCGCCGTAAAGCCTTTACCGCGGCCGTATACAACACCGGTCTGACTGCCACCCACGGGTTCCTGAGCCATAATATCTGTTGCACCGTCATAATTGTCCGGTTCACCGTCTAACGCACTGTAAAAAGGAATGGTGTAAAGGCAACCATCATTTTGAATGCGTGCCTCAATCATAGCATCCTCTACCAGTGCACCACTATCAATCATAGCTGTTTTTGTCGGATCGGGTGCAGCCTCCCAACTGTGTAAGAAAATCTCCTGATCAAATGGAAAGTTTAAATAAGTCGACATGATTTACCTCCTGTTTTTTTTATAAATTCCTGATACAAAGCCGGTTGTTCCTTTTTGAGCTTTAACTTTTCCATGTAGCTCATATTTCTGAAATCTTCCTCTGTAATCTCTGAACGACTGGAAGACCCCGGACGCACAAACTGTACAAAACCGGCTTTTTCCTCAAACAAGTAACCGTTTTCACGCTTTAATTCCTCCAGCTGTTCTAAAAGACCTTTGATCTGTCCGTTTTCATAACGCAAGCCTTCCATAGATAGCAGAGCTAAAACAGCTTTCTGATTCTTTGCACCTGCCTTTTCTAAGGCATGCTGTAGCAGGATCATAAATTTTTCTTGGTCTGCCTGCTCTTCTTTCTCTGCCAATTCTGTAGCATGCTGCGTTTTCATATCTGTGAATTCGGACTGCAGCTTTTCAAAATCAGCGCGTGATACATAGTTTTGTTCGAGCATTTCTTGTAGCTTTAAAACTTTTTCTTCTGTTACTTCCTCACCAAATAACTCCTTAATCAGCTCAATCATTACGTCTCCTTTCTATTCTGATGTCTCTCGGCCGGCCGCTCCGTAAAACACCGTCTATTTTTAAGCCGCCGACACAGGCGGCATGTGGGCCTGTTTAACGTCTTTTGCCCAAAGACAAGAGGCACATTTTCTTTATTCTTTTTCTATAACAGGCAAATTCTTTTTCGCCTGTTCTTCCGTTTCACCTAAATACCAACTGCGTAATTCCCACTTATCCAGAATTCCCTGTGATACCAAAAGCTGCATTTCTTCAAACTGAGATGCCCTGTCTGTCACAACGCTATCATCAAAGGAAAAGGTAATATCACAATGTCCTTCCGGCACAAGATCAAAAACAGTTGCCATTGTTTCCAAAGCCTTAACCAGGTCACGTAAGGATCTTTCTACGGCTTTTTGAATATCTGTTACCGTGGAATACGATCTCTGCCTGAGAATATTCAACTCTGTAGCCGTCCTGGCAGACCCATTTAAATTGGAAAAGGTACCGCGTGCAAGACCGCATAAATCTTCCACTCGCATAAGTAGTTCCATCAATCCGTTCAAATAGGATTCGTCTCTGAGCGGCGGTGCAAACACACTGTAAAGATCACCACCGCCTGTGTCCACATCCAACGCCCGGAATAAACGTTTTTTTAATCCCGGCATCTTTATATCGCCATTTTCCATCAACAGGGCATCCACGCTTGCATCAACGGCCAGTTCGCCACCTTCATATTCCCACAATAAGCGCGAAAACTGCAAATCTGCCTCCTCCATAAGCCCAACGGCTCGTGAATAGATGGAAACACCGAGCGCCGACTGTGGATCAACCGTATTGGCTATCGGCATCTTAAGGTATGAAAACAGTGGCTGTTTGACACCGGTAAGCAGAACCTCTTCCGCAAGGTCTGCCCATTCCTCCACTTCGCGCAAGGTAGTTAGACGACCGCCGCCTACAAACGCCCCGCCTTCTAAAACAAGATTTCGAGTGCGAACGCCTTCTTTTTCTAACGTGTGTACCTCCAGCCTTGTAAACAATCGAAGTCCTTTTCTTCTTTGCTCTGTGAAGACAGCAGAAATAATTTTCCCGCGACAATCTACCTCTATAGGAAAAAACGCATTGGCACGCACATATTCAACAGCAAGCTTGCCATTATCTACATAGGGCTTAAAAACCAATCCCCCACAGGCACACGCGTATTCCACACATTGTCTGATATCTGCAAGTGTTTCCTGATACACACTTTCATTTAGGTAATCTGCGCGCTCGCTGCCGGAAATAACAGAAGAAAAATCCAGCGTTGTCTGACAGGCCAATTCACTTACCACTGTAGGCGCCAAACACAAGCTCTTCACTTCTTCCTTTTGCCATGGTGCCTGACATCTGTAGAGCTTATCCCACAGAATCATTGCATCTTTCATCTTGTCAGATACCAAAACCTTTTTCCCAAGAACTTTTTCAATGCTTTGCATCATCATTGCGTAACTTGTTTCTAATTCCATCATTTTCCTCTTCTCCTCCAAACTTCCTCTAATGCATACCGCACAGCATCAATGGAATGGTTGTCACGGTCCGGATATCCGCTCACCACCGCACCACTTTCTGTCATCTCATATTCATAGTGCATAAACTCTTTTGACGCCTCCGGACATCGCTTCGGGTCAATAATAATCTCCTGTAGTGAAGAAAGCCATTTCATCGAATAGTCAACGCTTCCCGGCCCCTTTTTTGCCCTACGAACAGAGAAGCCCATCTCCCTGAGATCTGCAATTGATTTTAATCCTTCCCCGCCTGAATCAGCCGTAATTTTATCTGTCTGTCCAATTCCCTTTTGTCGCAAAAGATTTGCAATCTCTCGGTTTGGCAATTTATTACCGCTCACCTCGTCAAAAATAAACAACTTTCTTTCAGAAGCCAGATGTGCCATCCGATGAAATCGAAACGGATCCGGATACCAGCCCCAGTCAATGCCATTATATATTCTGTCAAAGCTGTTAATTTCTGCATCCGTAATTTCCCTAACAGTCAAATTGGTAAACACGTTCCCACCGGCGCCATTTGCCACCCCTTCGTATTCGTGTTCATACGCCAGGGGATTTGTTTCCCGCAAATGCTCTGCTTCCTCTAAAAACACCCTGCCTAACCATTCCGGCGGAATCTCCAGATAGGTTGTTTTTTTTACCAACCGGTTCTCCTTAGGCAATAACACATATTGATTTGCCCAATTGCCTGCTGTTTTGGGGGGATTAAAGGATTTAAAAATGTAGGCCTCGTCACCACCGCGTATCACCGATTGCTCAATACTTCTGATTTCCTCCTCCCCACAAAACTGGTCAAGCTCCTCAAACCATAAAATGCCGATATAACCAAAGGGCACCTTAATGGATTTTAATTTTGCCGGATCATCCGCGCCTCGAAAATAGATTTTCTGCCCTGTTGGCTTGTAAATAATCTCCATAGGATTCACACGACACTCAAATTCCGCCTCGTACCCGAGCTCTGCAATAGCCCACTTCATCTGTGCATAAACACTATCCCGTAAGGTGTCTTTAACGCGCCTGCATAAAACCGCATGAAGCGTAGGATTCGAAAGTAAAAGGTCTACAATCATCAGGCTGATAAAGGTCGATTTCGCACTACCACGTCCGCCGTATAAAACATATTCTGTATGCATCCTGTTTTTGATGTCACGCCATACGGAAAGATACGGTTCAGCAAGCATCTTAGCCGGCATCTGAAATTCTTGTTTTTCCTGAATCCCCAAATTTTCAGTCAGGCTTCTAATCTCTTTGATAGCCTGTAGATCCCCTGCACTTGCCTTTTTCACCAACGCCCGCGCTATATTCATCTCGCTGTCTTCTCCACCTTGACTTGCGTCTTGTTCATCAAGCTCCATAACCGGTCTTGCCAAAAGCTCCATTACATAATGCCCTAAATTACTGCCTGTACCTTGCAC